TGGTGAAGCGCCTCGCGACGTTTTTCAATGAATGCATTTTTTCGATTCTCAATATTCAATCTCAATAAGCATGGCACGTAAGACACATAAGCACTACGCAGAAGAATTTGGCGTCTCGGAAACAGTTTTTCGTGGATGGCTGAAGATGGGCGCACCGTATCAAAACGAACCCAAAATGATTACATGGCTAAATGCTCTCAAGCGCAAGTCGCCAGAGGTAAGGGAGTGGCTGAAGGCTCGCGGCGTTAAACCTACACCGAAGAAAGCAGAAGCCGCAAAGCCAAAGAACGCGAAGACTGCCGAAGACTTTCGCGATCACTACCAGAAGAAACTGGAGGAAGCGACGTTTACAAACGATCAGGACCAAGTGAAGTTCTGGTCGGATCTATTCTTAAAGCAGGACGAGTCGATTCGTCGGTCCGAGATGCACGCGGCCAAGCTAGGCATCGACAATGGCACCGTGTTGCCACGCGCAGAGGTGGAGCGAATCCTGCGCGCTACGTTCTACGCCGGCAACGCATGCACACAAGGCGTGCTGACTTCGATCTGCGAGCAACTGGTCGGCTACGATAACCCTGGCGATCTATTCCACGCACTGAAGCCAGCGATCATTGGTGGTCGGCTATTCAGTGGCTTTGATAAGGTGATGAATACGGTGGGCGCTCCAAACGTGCCGGACTGGGTGGTCGAATGCGTCAAGCTTGAGGCGAAGCAATACCTCGGCAACTCGGAGAGCTTATGGACTAAAGGGGAATAATTGTGGCACGTTCTTGGTATGTAAAAAAAGTCGAATGGTGGAAACATTTGAAGTGGCGCAAACGCGACCAGAACAAGAAAGAGCGCCAGCACTCGAAAAAAGAAATCCGCAACAAATGACCGATCTACTCAAACTCACACAGCCGGACCCAGTGGACTGGTGCGAGGCAAACATCCAGCTAGACTATGGCAAGTTTGACGCGAGCAAGCATCCATTGATGAGCGAGCCATTGCGCAGTGCTGCCAACATGCGTGGCGGCATGACCGGACTGATCGGATCGGTGCAGCACGTCAAAACACTCGCGGCGCAACTACTGCAACTTTACACGGCCCAGACCACGCCGAGCCGGCAGGCTCACTACGACTTGACAAAGGAGGCGCTCAAAGAGTTCTCCGACGACAAATTCACACCGCTGATCAATAACACGCCGGCGATTAAGGGCATCATCACTGACGGCCGACACGCGCAGACTACGTATTACACTAACTTTCCATTCGGCTTTATTCGATTACTCGGCGCGCGCATCCTGGCACACCGTAACTCGAAGACGATTGAGATGGTCACACTCGATGAGTCGTGGGCATACGAGACAGGCTGGATCGACCAGATCAAGGACAGACTCTCAAGCTATCCGTGGAGCTGGCGCATGTTCCTGCCGACATCCGGGCAGACTGCCGGCAGCGAGATTGATGTGCTGTGGCAACGCTCGACGCAGAAGGTGTGGCACGTGCCATGTGATTGCTGCGGCGAAATGATACCTTACATCTGGACGCAACCAAAACAGAAGAACGGCGAACAGCTACCCGGCGGCATGAAGTTTGCGAGCGGCGACGATGTCTTGTTCGATGATCAATCGACTGACTACGCAAAGATAAAGGATTCCGTCTACTACGAATGCCAACTCTGCGCTGGTCAGATGACATTCAATCCGGCGACTCAGCATAAGCGCAACCAGACTGGCCGATACATTTCGATGAATCCGAACGGCGACGATAAGATTGACTTCTTCAACTACAACGCGATGGCGCACTTTCCGTGGGGTGACTTGGCCTGCCAATATCACGACGCCGTGGCATCGAAGAATCGCGGCGACTTGGAAGCACTGGAAAACTTTGTGCGCAAGCGTCTGGCCGAGCCGTGGGACGTGTCGAAGTTTATCGTCATCGCAGACGAGGAAGACTCGACCGGCGACTACCCATCCAGCGAGATCTGGAAGGATGCCGACTATACATTCTGCACGATCGATGTGCAGAAGGATCACTTTTACTATGTGATTCGATCCTGGTCCAAGGGCGTCGAGTCGCGCTTGATCGAAGCGCACAAGGCGCTCAGCGATTTACACATCGTCGAGATGTGTGAAAAATACGGCATCTTGCAAGACGGCATGGATGGCTCCGGCGTGTTCGTTGATGGCAATTACAATACGACAGAAGTGCAGCGCATCGCAGCGAAGAATGGCTGGATCGTGCTACGTGGTCAGAACTGCAAACCCTTTAGACATCCGGACGGACTGCGCAAAATGTATTCTGAGCCGGTGCCAGTAGATACATGGCAAGGCACCAACGAAGGCGACGGCCGCGTCAAATACTGCATACAATTCTGGTATGCTGAGAACGAGGCACGCTCGCGCTTTGCTACACTGCGCGGCATGTCTGAGCCGAAGCGCTTGTGGACACACTCGAACAACGTCGGCACGAACTATCTGAACCAACTCAACTCCTGGGCGCGCATCGCCAAGACCAATCCCAAAGATGGCAGCGTTTACTACGATTGGAAACAGACCGCGCGCAATGACCACATGTATGACTGCGAGAAGATGCAACTCGTCGCAGCAGCGATGGCCGGCTTGATCGGAGTCAGTGAAAAGCCAGCCGACGAGAAGGACTAACCCTAGTCTACTTGACACAGCCGCGCTTATTAATGCGCGATTTTATCTTTTCTATCTGGGCGAAAGTCGGAAAGACCTCCAACGATACCGTGGCGGCTCTTGAGTCGCTGGCCGCTAAGCAATACACGACGGCCGAGCAGGGTGGTCGCGTTGTGATCTCGGCGTCTGTCCAGGGAAAGTCGTTTACATACGAGGTGCCAGAAGGCCAGACGAGCATGGACTTTTTGGCCCAGTGTCGCGAGTCGTGGCGCATTATACTAATCGGCGGCGCGAGCGGCGCGCAGATGACAGATGCCGAGTTACTTACTTTCTTACTAGATGCAGACGGCGAAGTAACAAATACGACGGTCGCAAGTTTTACCCGCACGACAGAACATGGCTATAAAACCTATTAAATCATTTACCAAGCGCGCGAAGAATGCGTTTAGGTATGCATTCTTTGGCAACGACAGCGCCTACCCAACTGCATCGACCAGCGCGCAGCGCAATGCACAAGGCGATATGAATGGCGACTTGCTCGACTTGATGAGCCGGCACAAGACTCGACTGCTACGCAACGACGCGCGCTTCATCTATACAAGCAACAGCACAGTCAGTGGCGCGGTCAAACAGAAGAGCGGCAAAGTGTACGGCGAGTCCTGGCGCTTTCAATCGCACTCACAGGATTCCGATTTCGTTGCAGCCGTCGAAGCCGACATGGAAGCGATCGATGGACTTCTGGATATTCGCGGACCGCAATTTTCTTTTCGCCGCAATGTTAAGATTGAGTCGAAGTCACTCGACGTCGATGGCGACGTGTTTGTCTTGCTTACAGAGTCCAAGTCGGGCTTCCCACGCTTGCAGTGGCTCGAAGCACACCGCATCGGATCGTCCGTATATGATAACGAGGACCGCGTCGAGAGCGGCAAGTATCGCGGACTAAAAATCAAGAGTGGCATTATTTACAATGACTTCGGTGCAGAGGTTGCATACCGAGTGCTCGGCGAAGACTTAGAAACATTCCGCGACGTATCTGCGCGCGATATGATTCACATCACAGATCCAGACTGGTTCTCACAAGGTCGCGGCGTTCCTGCGATCGCGTCTGGCATGCTGGACTGGTATGATCTCGCCGAGGTTCGCGACTACGAGAAGATCGGGCAGAAAGTAAATGCGGCTTTGACACTCAAAGAGTCAAACGACACCGGACGCGCGGACCAGGCTAATCGAATTATCCAAGGTCAAACGGGCGCGAGTCAGGCACCATTCCAGAGCGAGCTACTCGCAGGCGGCACCATTCGTTATCTCAAGAACAGCTCAAAGCTGGAGGCACACGAATCAAGCCGACCAAGCGATGGCTTCTTAAAGTTTAGCGACAAGATCGAAGCGGGCGCATTCTACGGCATGGAGTGGCGACGCGAGATGCTTGACAGTTCCGCAGTCGGCGGCGCAGGCGTCCGCGCATTCCAGCGCGACATCAACGACTCGATCAACGACCGCGTCGAATGCCTGGCACGCTTTCGCAAGCGCATGGCACTTTACGTCATCGCTAAGCGCGCCAAGCAAGGGATCTACACACTACCGGAAGACTGGACCAAGTGCAGCTTTACTAAGCCACGCGAGTTTACTGTGGACGACGGCAACGCACGCAAAGCAGACCGCGAAGACTTACGCGCCGGCGTCGCATCTGAATATGACATTCTAGCCAAGCGCGGCTATGACCCGATCGAGTTCACTACTCGCCGGGCTGAATACTTAGCGCAGCGCAAACTAATCGCGCAGGCCAATGGCTTATCCGATGCCGAACTAGGCACCGTACTAATGCCAGGCGATATACCGCTCGAAGACTCTAACGAACCCAGCACCACTTGACACAGCAACCCTTAGTTAAATTATGACAACAGAAAATAAATGGTTCGCAATGGACCGCAAAACAGACGCGGAGGGCAATCAGTCCACCGAGGCTGAAATCTCTATCTACGATTCCATTGGTGGATTCGGAGTATCGGCCAACGAATTTATCGACGAGCTGAAAGGCTTGGGCGATGTCGAAACGATCAACCTGCGTATCGCCTCTGGCGGTGGCTCGATTGTCGAAGGTAACACGATCTTCAACGCACTCAAGCGCCACAGCGCCAAGGTCGTGACTCATGTTGACTCGCTAGCAGCATCGATGGCATCCGTCATCGCAATGGCCGGCGACGAGATCCACATGGCAGCCAATGCGCTGCTGATGATTCACAACCCTTGGACCATGAGCATGGGCGGCGCCGAGCAACTACGCAAAGACGCCGATCTACTCGACAAGATGGAAGCGAACATCCGCACCAGCTACGGCCGCTCCAATCTAAGCGCCGAAGAACTTGACGCAGCAATGGACGCCGAAACTTACTACACAGCCGAGGAAGCACTTGAAAAAGGCTTTATCGACGTGATCAGCGACGCGAACCTCGCAGCCGCATCGATTGGCGACATGGAAACCCTCAAGGCTTTCAACGCAATCCCTCAAGCGAAGATCGACGGCATCAAGATTGAATGCCAAGCGCGCCAACTTGAAGCATCGAATGCTCAAATCGAGAAGCTGCAAGGCGAAATCGAACTGCACGAAGAACAAGTCGCACTGATCCAAAACGAAGTCAGCGAAGCAAGCGACAAGATCAAAGCAAACGACGAAATGTTTGAGCAGTTCAAGATCGACTCAGCCGAAGCACTCGCAGCCGCGACCGAGCAAACCGCACAAGCGATTGCCGACAAAGCCGCAGAGATTCTAGCCGAGTCTGGCACGCCAGCCATCGAAGACGTTATCGAAACAAGCGACGCACCAGTCGCCATGACCGAAGACGGCTTCTGGAAAGAATACAACGCACTCAAGGACTCTCGCGACTTCCAAGGCGCACAAGAATTTTATGCCGAGCACAAGTCTGTGATCGGTCAATAATCACCCACAATAACACACACATCTAATGGCTAATACAATTGCAGGCGTTAATCTCGCCAAAGTAGCACAGGACAGCTTGCCGGCTTTGACCGACTTGTTCGCTCCTCTCTCTGCACTCTCCACAGACTTCTCCACTGACATCTCTCAGTCCGGCGAATCCATCACCACTCGCATTCCGACTAACGTCACTGCGGGCGACATGACTACTGGTTATCAAACCAACGAGTCTGACGTAGCAATGGTCGCGAAGACTGTTACACTCAATCAGTTCAAAGGATTCACTTATGGATTCACTGACCTGGAGCGCAGCAAGTCTGAAATCGACTTGAATCGCTTGTTCCTTGAGCCAGCAATGGAAGCCGTCGGCGAAGCCGTATTCGGTTACATCTGGGACCTCGTCGTCAATGCTAACTTCGCATCGTCTGAAGTCATCACCGCAGCAAACTTCGACCGCGATGATCTGGCCGACTTCAATGCACTGTTGACAAGCGCTAAGACTCTCAAGTCTGGCCGCTCGCTCTTCGCTAACCCAACTTACTATGCAAGCTTGGTGAAGACACTCAACAGCGCTGAAATCCCAGGCATCACTGCTGACAAGGCTGGAGCCATCGTTCCTCGCGTTGCTAACTTCGACACCTACGAGACAACCCTTGCAGACGCAAACGGCGAAAACCTCGCAGCATTCGCATTCCACAAGTCAGCTCTGATCATGGCAGCACGTACAGTCGTTGCTGATGAGATGACTGCTAAGGCAGGCGTCGATGTCGAGACCGTAGTTATCCCAGGTCTTGGTCTTCCAGTTCAGTTCCGCAAATGGTACAGCGCTGACGGCACACTCTACTTCAACGTTAATGTGCTCTTCGGCGCATCCGTAGGAGTTGGCACAGCCGGACACCGTATCACAAGCGCGTAAGCTTATTTTCAAAGCGCCTCGATTCGTCGGGGCGCTTTTTAATCCTTAAATTTAAAACATTATGTTCAAACCATCAGTCACAATCCACCGCTCTGCAAAGGGCGTCGTTAAGGTTTTAGAATGTTCCGAAGATGCCGGTAAGTGCTTAGACGCTTACAAGTCATGCGAGGAGCCAGGCGAGATCGTTTACATCCGCAAGGGCCATACCGACAAACAGAAGAAGGTTATCGGTAAGCCAGTGCCAGTTAAGGCGAAGAAAGCAAAGAAGTAATCCTTACCCACAACAATGCAACACGCGGCTCGCTCACTATCGAGCGGGCCGCACTTGTTTACACTATGAGCTTTGAAGACGAAATGATTACAGGATTTGCCGAGGCTGAAAGCTTCGCGGGCGAATCGTTTACAATGGGCAATCACACCGGCGACTTTCGCGGCGTGTTTCGCGGCGATGACGCGCCGACCGCATTCGATCAGATACAAGGCTACGAAACAAAGACGACGAACGCACTAAGCGTATCGAAGTCACTATTTTTACAGGGCGCACCGCCATTGATCAATGAATTGATCACCAAGACCGGCGGGGCCTACAACATCACCGGTATCGAATCAGTGGACGACGCGACCTGGGAGATCGCCTTGCAGAAGCGCGATGCCTAAGAATTTCACAGTTGATGCCACGCTGTTCAAGGCGAAGGCCCAGAAGCTGGTCAAGCAACTGAAGCTGGACGAGCCGACTGTCGTGCGCGAGCAAGCTGGACTGTTGGCGCAGCTACTCTCAAAGGTCACACCACCATTCAAGTCTTTCCCTAAGATGAGTGGCAAGCCTAGTTACACTACCGGCGGCGCAATGGGCGTCGGCAAGGCTGCGGTCCGCGCTGGCTTTTACTCAGCAGTAACGAAGATGGGTACTGAAAGAAATTGGAAAGATAAAAAAATCAGAGCAGCTATCAAAGCTGGAGACACTGCATATATTCAAGCACGACTTGAACACATGAAAGGCTCGAAAAAGCACAATTTGCGCGTCAGCCATTACAGCGACAGTTTGCGAGATAAGCAGCGTAATAATCGCGGCCGAGTCAATCGCGGCACTCAGCCGATCGTCATGCTACAGAACAAAGACGTAAACGCCGGACTCAAACGCGCAATGAATAACGTCGGCATTGCCAAAGCATCGTTCGCGCTCGCTGCGCTGCGCTTGGGGCGTCCGAAAGCGCCAGCGTGGATAGCTAAGCACTTTGCAAAAGTAAACACGCCAGTGAGCGTTACACGCAACCCGGCACGCGTTAAATTTACCAGTAAAGCCAAGGGCCTAGACGTTACGATGCGACGAATCAAAGCAGTCGAGCGCTTTCGCATGGTCGCGATGGTCAAGAGCCTAGAAGCCTTGGTCCGCGCAGATGCCAAAAAAGCAGGATTCAAAACCCGATAATTTATGGACCTAATCAACTACGACTTTGAAAGCAAACTAGAGCAGGGATTCAAAACCCTTTTTAACACGGCGGGCATCGATCTATACATTGCCGACGATGTCGATGGCGACTTGCCAGATGAGAACGTGCGGCTCGATCTATCGGTCGGTGGCGTGATCAGTAACGAGCATCTAAAGGACTCGACGATCTACGACAACTACGGTGGCGCGCTTGAGATTGAGATCCAGACACCGCGCGTAGCCGACGATCAAATCCCAGTGGCCGTTGGATTCACTAGCCGGCACACCGAGCTGGTCGCCACCGCGCGCAAGGCTATCGAGGAAATCGACGCGGCTGTCTTGGCCACCAACTGGCCTGGCGCGCTTTCGCCGACCAAGATCAAACCGACCGGGACTGAGCGCGACAACGACGCCGAGCACCGCGTCACCAAGCTTTCCTACGACTTACAGTTCCGCATCTCCTAACTTGACACATTCTCACTAGATAAACCCACACCTCTTAAATTAACTTAGGTGTATCGCACCTTACATATTATGGCACTACCATCAACAACACCAGCAAACTTCCCACAAGGGTTAGACATCGTCACAATTGGCGCTGTGACTTATATCGCAGACTCAATTGACCTCGAATCCGTAACTTCTCGCGGCATCAATCGCACAGACGAATACGGTGACTGGGCAGAGCAACAAACACGCGCAGCCAGCGATCCAATCGAGGGTACTATGACGCTGCAAAAGGCAACAACTTCGACTCCATTCCCAGAAGCCGGTGTCGAGTTTACGCATGACTACGACGCAAGCGGCTATACCAGCACACTGCGCGTTCTTAACGTTAAAGCGTCTCGCTCTAAAGACGAGGCCGACGTCTTTGAAATTGGCGTTCTTCTAGTATCTCGCGTCGCACCTTAATATGGGCAATCTAATAGACATCACGCTGACCTCTGCGTATCGAATCGGAGGTCAGATAAAGACAACCGGCTCGACAGCAAAGGTAGCTGAGTGCCTAGCAGACGATCTCATTGCGCGCAATAAAGCTCGCAAGACTAAGGCAAAGACCAAGACAAAGAAAACCGCTAAGAATGAGTCTACCGAAGCAAACAGCAACAGCGACGGCGGCGAGTAATTACGCGGCAGTCAAGAAGTCAATCGAGCGGGCGCGCCTTTTACCCTGGGCGTCCGCTGTTGGCATTCGCATTGGCGAGTTTACCGTAGCGCCGCTTTGCTTGCGTTCGCTGGCAGACCTTGAATTGGCTGGCAACGCTTTCATCTGCGGTGGCGATCCGATTGAAGGCGACATCGCTGCCTACATCTGGCGCCACATGCCAGAGTTTATGCCAAGCGCAGACAGCTCCGACTTCGTCAAGCGCATTGCAAAGGTAAAAGACGTTGAAGACTTGATCGCTGGGATTTACTCGCATCTATCTTGTTCTATTGAAGAGACTCCGGCAGCTTCTAGCTTTGGCGGTATCTCTAAGAAAAACAGTCTGCCGGCTATACCATCAATCGCAGCACTTTGCGATGAATACGGCGCAGCATACGGCATCGATCCACAGGACGTGGCAGACATCGATATGCGTATCGTTTTTCAGTGCTGCCGAGCGCAGCGCATACGTAACGGCGAGAAATACGCCGAACCAAAACGACTCAGAACAGCAAAATCAGACTTTTTAACATCACATGGCTAAAACAGAAATACAGGCAGACGTAAGTCTAAACACTACAAAGTTTCAGCGTGGTTTAGCGAAGGCTGATAAGGGCGTAAAGAAGTTTGCCAGCAGTGCAATACGATCCTTAGGAGCAATTGCAGGTGCTGCTGGTCTTAGCGCCCTAGCAAACTCTGCAATAAGGCTTGGCAGTGAAATTACTAACCTGGCGAGACTATCAGGCACTGGCACTACTGAGTTTCAAGAGTTTGCATTTGCGGCTCGATCATTTGGAATTGAAAACGAAAAGCTAGGCGACATATTGAAGGACGTTAGTGATAAAGTCGGCGACTTCATTCAGACTGGTGGCGGTCCAATGGCAGACTTCTTTGAGAACATTGCTCCGAAAGTAGGCGTGACGGCACAGCAATTTCGCAATCTATCTGGCAAAGACGCGCTTCAACTTTATGTTTCATCGCTTGAAAAGGCAAATTTAAGTCAGTCAGACATGACATTCTACATGGAAGCAATTGCAAGTGATGCCACTTTACTACTTCCATTGCTCTCTAAAAACGGCGAAGCGTTAAATAAATTTGCTAAAGAAGCACACGACCTAGGTGTCATATTAGACAAAGACACGCTCGAAAAGTTAAAAAATGCGAGTGTTGAGATGTATAAATTTACAAACATTTTAACTGTCATGACTGGAGAAGTGCTTGTTAAAGTCATTCCAATATTAAAGATGATGAGTAACGGCTTCGGATTTATTGGCGACATGGCGG